ATCACGACAGTACTCTATCCATTGTTTAGACACACATGTATCAAACTTACTGGCATCAAGTAGTAGGAAACATGGGTTTGCGAACTTGTTGGCTTTCTGACATAGCTCCTCAGCAATAGTGAACGGGTCACTCTTACCAACAATCTTTGTGTCATACTCATCTTTAAGTGCATAAAACCATTTCTCCACAGGTTTAGTGAATCGTGCTTGTTCAAGTGCGAATACTGGATTGCGAAATTGAATTGCTCTTGGAGCCTTGCTTGGTCGTCCCATTTCCAAATCATCTTTGCAGAACATATTGACGTAACCATCGGATCTTTGCAAACCCCGATCTTTGTATGTTAAATACGCCATTTGATACTTTGTTCGCCATGCACCATTATAATCACGTATGACTTCAGGACGTGTATATGGTTGCAGATTTGGAAAGGCAAAGGTCTTTGTTATCAAGTTTTCATTTATATCTCGTGTCATTTCTGGTGTTGCTATTTGATGTCTATATTGCAAAGCAATAATTTGATTACATTGACAACCATTATGAGTCCAAACACAGGGGGTCTCTGAAAAATTGAACGTAGCATGAGGATACGTCCATCTATTGACCACACAAGGTTTTTCATCATACTTGACCCATGATCTTGGTCTTGGTTCGGGTTTCTTGTCAACGTATTTGACCATACAAACAGCTGGAAGTCCTCTGGCCTATTCATCATGACCGATTTTGAATGTCTTCTTCCAAAGACCCCAAAACCTACTTCTAACGATTACACCTTTTGCTCTAAACTTATTCACCTTGTTAATATCGTCAAATATTTTACTACGTGCCATTTTCTTAAGTGCATCAACTTCCATTTTCATTGGAACCATGGCTGCTAAGACCGTCCAATGAATAACTTTGAGATATAAAAATGAGTCAATATGATTAACGCGATATTTATTCATGAATGTTTTCGACAACTGATGGAGCTTTGCATGTGTTGCCGTTGTAGTGCCCGTGCCCAAATTATGCAACTTTAAATAAGTAAAAAGTTCTATATCAACATATTTGATTGATTCAATTTGCATCCATGGTTGTAGAGTCAATTGCTTCAGTGGCCGTACCTCGTCTCCTGCAAAAGCAGCGCCAGAGTCTGAGCTTCCTGGAACATTATTCGCTTCAACTGGAATGCGTCTATGTGTACATATTACCTCTCCTTCTTTAACTGTTACATGCCATCTTACGCCCTTATCAACAAAAGAATGTATCTCACCCGAGCCACCCTTCTTAAAAACTTCCTTAAAAGTTTTATCTGGACTAAAAACCGTATCTGGCGCATCTAACTTAATATCACATTCATCTTCCCGTTCGCGCATATATTCATCATATTCCGTACTTATATTTTCATCAATATCCTCTTCGATTAATTCCTGAGATTCAATAACAATTTCTTGTTGTATATGTTCATCGTTCTTAGAATCATTAAAGTCCGCATCTGGTTTTTGCGATTCCTCACTACTTGCCTGTTCTTCTTCTTTCCCCCCCGCTTCATCTTTGGGTCTTTCAATGACTATTTCTACAGCATCTTCTTCCACGGATGAGATTTTGACTTCTTCCACTATCGTTTCACACACAGATGGATTTCCAACTACAATTGAATCATCAATTGCCTCAACAACATTGACTACTACAGCATCCTCAGTTATTACACTGGCTTGTGCAATTACTGGAATGTCCGTGCAATCAAGTGATTCAACAATTACTGGCTCAATTATGGATGAGTTCCCCTCTCTCGTTTGGAATTGGCAACCATCCAGGCAACTCTCCAAATTCGGTGGTGTAATACACGTAGATACTGTGTCGCATTCCTCTTGACAACTTTCCCCACTGTCTTGCAATATCACTTTGCTGCTTGTTGGTGACCGTGTTCCGAATCCAGGTGGCAAATCTTTTAGCGTTGTGCCTGGCGGAAGAATTCCTGCTGCGATAAGTCGATGCATGGCCTCCGTTATCCTTTTCCTCTCCCTTCTCTTCTCTGTTCTTCTCGATCTTATTGTATTCGAAGCAACTGTCGTCATTGATGAACTTGCATTCATCGTCGATGCCGTATAGCATTTGGAAACTTCTTTTAGCATCTGGACCATCTCTCTGTTCGATCTTAAAACAATGTTCTCTAAGCGCTCCAACCGTTGTTCTATCCTTAATTGTCCTAATGCTAACGAAGGCGGCGGCATGTGCCTTATTTCCAAGCTTTGCCCATTCGCAACGTTTGTCCAACCGCTTGCCGAAGCATGAGATTTCGAAATGTGCTGTGCTCGGGAATGGCATTGATCTGATAAACCATTTTCTGAAACTCCATTTGCCTTGCCGTGATCGAATTTCCTTATATAATTTTGATCCTTCTGTCGTTGAGCGTTGTGAAATACTCTTGTATGCGTTGACTGATTCTTGTTCTGATTCATATTGATTAGTACTGACTTGATAAATCCACAATAATAATG